GTCGGTCTTGCGGCCCTTGGCGCCGGCGGAGCCGGGGTAGGCTTCGGCGATGGCCGCGTAGGCGTCCGGCGTGGCGGTTTGCTTCGGTTTGCCGGCGGGAGGGGTCGGAGAGGGTATATCGGTATAGGTATCGGTTTTATGCCATGTTTTTGCTTGGCTGTCCTCTAGCAAGTTGCTAGACGTTTCGCTACCTGTCTCGCTACTGTTTTGCTCTCCGTTCGCTTGGCTGTTTGCTAGCAAGTTGCTAGACGGTTGCTTGGCTTTTTGGTTGGCGGCCTTGCGGCGGCCTCCCTTGCTTCCGGCTTTGCGGCGGGCCTCGCGCTGTTCCTCGGTGAGCGTCCTGGGCTCCTTGCATATGCCTTCGGCGTAGACGGGACGCCAGCCTCCGTCGTGCTCCTCCATGAGGCCGGAGTCGATGAGCTGCTGGAGCTGTTTCATGGTGCCTCCGGCGTCCTTGAGGTCGAGCTTGTCGAAGTGGCCGGGGTATGCGGCCGGGTCCTTGGCCTGCATCGAGACGCCTTTGGAATGGATGACGCACAGCTTGACCCACAATCCCACGGTGGCGAGCGGCAGGCGGCGGATGCGCCTGTCGTCGGCCATCTGGTCGTCGACAATGAACCACATCTCTTCTTCTCCTTCCGGTGGTTCAGGCGATCTCGCCGGTGTCAGGATCGACGGTCGCCTCCACGTCGCCGTCGTCCATGTCGAGACTGCGGCGCAGGTCGTCGAGGATGCGCTGCGCGAGGTCGGCGCAGTCGTACACGGCTTCGGTGATGGCATGGATGCCGCCCCACTTCTCCACGTGCTCCTTCTTGGTGTTGGTGTCCATGACGCTCCGGCACGCCTTGAGCACGACGGCCGCGGCCTTGGTGACCTGCTGCGTCTTGCCGATGAGGTCGATGAGCGTGTCGGGCGTGGCTTCCTGCGGGATGAGCGCCTGTTGTTCGCTGGCTTTCATTGCTGCTCCTTAGTCTTTAAAATTCCGGTTCGTCCGCTGCCTTGCCGAAGTCTCCGAATGATGATTGGTCGGCCGCCGGCGCGCCCCACGGATCATCGGCCGGCGGCGCGGCGGGTTGCTGTGTCTGCGCCGACTGTTGCGGCCGTTGGCTCCAGCCACCGACGCCGGTGTTGACGGTCGTCGGCTGTGGAGAGGCGGGATTGCCGTAGACGGGGCCGCCCTGGCGGGTGATGCGGGTGACCTGCGCGGTGGCGTAGCGCAGGCTTGGCCCGATCTCGTCCAGTTGCATTTCGATGACGGTGTGGTTGGCTCCCTGCTCGTCCTGCCATGAGCGTTGCGTGAGTCTGCCTTGTGCTATGACGCGCATGCCTTTTGACATGGATGAGGCGATGTGCGTGGCGAAATCCCCCCACGCGGTGCAGCGCAGGAAGAGCGCCTGCCCGTCGGTCCACTGGTTCGTCTGCCTGTCGAAGATGCGTGGCGTGGACGCGACGGTCACGTTGCACACCTGCTTGCCGGACTGGGTGGTGCGCAGTTCGGGATCCGCGGTGAGGTTGCCGACGATGGTGATGACGGTCTCGCCTATGGCCATGTCACTCTCCCCTCACGTATCCGGCGGGCGCCGGGCCGAGCTGGCTGGGATCCTTGGCCTTCCACGCGCATTTCGCGCGGAGGCATCCGGCCTCGCGGTCGATGATGATGTCTCCGAAACGTGCCGGAGCGACCAGCGTGAGATTCCAGCTGCGGTCATGGTTGAGCGCGGTGACGGTCTCATACAATTCACTGATAAGTTCGGCCGCCGTCATGCCGATGCTGGTCGGCGTGAGCGGCCATTCGAACCACCGCTCGCCTTCCGGCCTGGCTGTCTTGCTTGGCATCGTGTGCCTCCTTTGGGATTGGATTGGATGTCGTGCCGGAGCGCGGAATCGAACCGCGCATCCATCCGCCGGCGTTATCGGAGCGCCGATCTATGGCGCTCGCATCCTGTCGCGGGCTCCGGCGGGGCGGACGGGAGGAGAAGAAGAAGATGACCCGTCCGGCCGGTTTTAGCGTCTTTTCCTTGACGGTTGGATGGCTCCCGCATGGACGCGCATGACGAACCACGTCCATGCCGCAATGTGAGCGGAGCCATCCAAGTCCTTCACTTCTGCTCCAGCCATCGCATGACGCGGGGATCCGAGCAGATGCGGCACGTGACGACGGCCGCGGGGATGAGCACCGCGATCGGCGCGGCGATGAGGTGTTCGATGGGATGCGTGCAGGCCGGTGTGCAATACAGCACCCAGATGGCGGCGATCCAGATGGCGGCGACGAGCTGGCAGAGGATGACATGTGCGAGCTTGGTCATGATTCCTCCTCGTCCATCTCGCGCAGCAGACGGCCGATGCTGGCCTGCAGCGATTCAAGCGCCGCACGGCTGACTGTCACGCCGGCGAGGTGATTTTCGTCGGTGATGATGCTGATTCGCGCGGCCTTGACGTCGGCTCCGCACTTGTGGTCGCGGATGACCATGACGGCGGAGTGGTCTTTCGGCTTGGATTCCTTGCGCATGTTTGCCTCCTTAGCGCCGGCGCGTCCCGGCGTTGGCATCGAATTCTTCAATGGATGCGACGGACACCATGACCTTGCCGTGGTATCCGCTTGGCTGGCGCATCTTGATCCGTCCCGCTCTCGCCCACTTACGGAGAGTCTTCTTGTCGACGCCGCCGAGCATCGCGCTGGCCTGTTTGAGACTGACCCAGCGTGGCGCGTATGCCGTCTGCCGGACGGCTTCCTTCGCGATTTCATGGGCGAGCGCGACGGGGTCGAGGAGTGGCTGGTCGATGGTGGTTGATTCCTGCATGGCGCGTCCCTTCTCAGGCGACGTCGGCGAGCGCCGGCATCTTGATTTCGAATCGGTCGGCGAGGAAGTCGATTGGTTTGTAGCCGGTGTTGGCGGCGAAGGCGTCGATTTCGCCGAGTTTGAGTTCGACGGTGCCGTTGATGCGGCGGCTGGCCATGTCGACTGATTGGTGCCAGACTTCAGCCACTTTGGCGACCGGGATGTTCTGAGCGGCCATGACCGCACGAATCCTCGCCGATGCCATGTCGTTGATGTTTCCGTATGTCATGTTTCCTCCTTGACAGACCACATTATGCGCGCAATTGCGCGCACTGTCAAATCAAAACACGCGCATTTCGTTTCACTCGCGCGCATGTCCGCGTAATTGCGCGCTATAATGAAAGATGTGGGTAGCAAAAAACTAGAAGTAAGCCCATTCGGTCTGCAGGTGAGCAAGGCCATAAGATCCGAAATGGGAATCCACAGAATGTCGGGTAGGGAACTTGCGAAAACAATAGGAAGAGGTGAGACATATGTGAGGCAGCGAGTCGCAGATGAAAAGGAATGGGCGCTCAGCGACATTTCGAAGATCTGCGAAGCGTGGGATATGAGCCCGGAAGAGCTCATATCGAAAGCCGCGCAGTAAATGACACGCCCCTGCCGCGTCATTGCGGCAGGGGTTCTTCTTTCCTTGACGCTTCAGTGAGTGCGCGCCGGAGGAGGCGTAGACTTTCATGAAAAAGAAGGAGAAGAAGATGAGAATCACTCGAAAAGCAATCGTCGCCACACTCGCCGTCATGCTGCCGGTCGCGTTGACGGGAGGATGCGGCAATCAAGACGCGTCCAGCCAATCGGCGAGCGCTGACAGTCAGACGGAATCACAGGATACGGAAACCGATTCGCAGGATTCCGATAGTGGTGACGACGGTACTCCGCTTGCGGATGGATTGTCTGGATCGTGCGAAGGTGACGATCCGCGATTGCCGAACGTGAAGCTCGACACTAACGCCGGGTATCTCGGTGTGGAGATACCGGGAAACGACCAGATCAAGCCGGATGGATTTTATTCATATGATCTGATGCTCACCAATGAAAACGGCGACTCCTGGATGGTGCAGCTATCCGATTACGTGTCGTCCGGTGAAACGAACCGCAGCGTCTTCAACATGCAGACGAACAAGAATCTGAATTATCCAGGCTGGAGCAATTCGGATGATGAGTCTACATTCTCCACGTCCATCCCAGACACGGCGATGCGCGGAACGTCGATGGACTGGCAGATGACGCTCAATATTGACGGCAACGACGTGGCCAAGTGCCCAACGGACGGCACAACGTCGCTTGAGTGATCGCGAATCATTCCGCTTCCAGCTCGGCTAGGCGTGCGCGAAGCTTGGCGATTTCCCTGTCCTTGTCGCTCTCGGCCGAGACTGTGGCGTCACTCTGAGGTGTGGCGATGCTGGCGGCCACCTTGTCGGCGAGCGCGCGCTGTCGGTCTTCGCTGAGTCGCTGGTAGTGCATGGCCATGATGGCGGTGCTGTGTCCGGCTGCGGCCATGAGTTCGCGGACGGTGGCGCCCTGTTGGGCGAGCATGGTGAGTGCCGTGGAGCGGAGGTCGTGGAATCGGAGGTCTTCGCGTCCGGCTGCGCGTCTCGCCTTGACGTAGGCGTCGCGCATGGCGTCCGTGCTGATCGGCCTGTCATGGTCCAGCGGGCTGGGGAATATCCATGCGTCCGGCTGGTCGGCCACATATTCGGCGAGGTGCGCGCGGATTTCGGGGATGACGGCTTCGGGGATTGGTTCGGTGCGTTTGCTTCTGGCGGTCTTCGGCGGCCCGGCGATGACGCGGGCGCGGGTGAGTCTGGTGCGGCGGATGTGGATGAGACGGTTGTCGAGGTCGATGTCGCCGCGTTGGAGGGCGCAGACCTCGCCGATGCGCAGGCCTCCGCAGGAGATGGCGAGGGTGATGGCGAGCCGGAATTTGCGTGGCATGGCGTCGTGGATCCGCCGGAGCTGCTGTGGTGTGGCGGCGGGTGTCTCCTCCCTGGGCGCGGGCTTGCGCACCGGCATGACGAATGGTGATTTGCCGATGACGGCGAAGCCGTCCTGGTCTGGGGTCGCGGCGGCGTCGAGGATCTGGCGGAGCTTGGACAGCAGCTCTCGACCGACGTATGGGTGGTCCTTCGGCAGTGTGGCCGCATAGCGCTCGATGTCGGCCGAGGTGATCTTGCCGATCGGCATGCCGCCGAATGCATCGATGAGCCGTTTGACCGTGCATCGGATCCCGTAGATGGTGTTGACGTGCAGTCCTTCGCCCTCCCGCGTCTTCAGCCATTTCGCGGCATACTCGCCGAATGTCAGGGCGGTGTCCTTGGCCTTGCGCTTGGCGATGCGCTCCGGCTCCCACACGTCAGCCTCGATGCGCCGTCTCGCCCTGGTCAGCCATGCCGCGGCCTCGTCCCTGCCGTCCTGGGTGCAGGGGAAGGTGGCGGTCTGCCTGTTCGGCAGGTCCGGCCATTCCGAAAAGGCGGACACTGGCGTAAGATAGGAGGCCTCTATCCATTTCGGATTGGCCTTGCTTGGCTTGACGACGATCTTGCCGAACTTCCTGACCAT